GTTTGAGACTTGTGTAAAAAGATTGTGGGGAATGAACCACCTCCACCGCCACCTAATATAATAGCCATTTATAACTCCTTCCATCCGATTGTTGAATCAACGTACACCAAGGTCGCGCCTGCATCTGTAGCCAGTTCACCATCGTCTGCTGTTGAATTAATGTTCGAGCCGTTGCGAGCAACAGTGACTGTTCCTGCTCCAGAGTTCTCAATAAATACTATGTTTCCTGCGCTTGGACTTGCAGGTAATGTAATGGTTACTGCGCTTCCAGAGTTCACAATGATTTGGTCTCGCGTGACTGCTGTATAGTTTGCAGTTTTTATCACAAAGTCGTTGAACGCACCACCAACACCTGTGCCTAGTTTTACGGCTGTGATAGTTCCATCTTTTATAACAGAACCAGTTACCTGAGTTACTGACATTCTATTCTCCTAAGGTTGGCTTAGTGTCTGGGAAGTCTTGAGTGGACGGCCAGTCTCTTAAGTCTTGGCGATACACGAGAATGTTTGCTCTATTAGGCCAGTCAGGTATCTTGGCCGCTTCATCAGTGGACGCTAGTTCTGAGTTTCTCCACCGACGAGCAGTTTCTTCTGCTGTAGGCTCTGGGGGTGTAGGGTTAGAGTCTTTCCACTCTTCGTAATGTTCAAAGTTAGCCTCAACAAACTCTGCGTCTGCAACGATGGTATTTGTAATGTTACCGTCAGCATCTTTAATTATATATTTCATGTTCTTCTCCTTATGCTGGTAGGTACTGAATGATTACGATGCCGTTACCACCGTTTCCTGCTCGACTATAGAGAGCAGCCCTTTTGTTCATAGACTGACCACCGCCTCCACCTATACCTCCATTTCCCCCATAAATTGTATACTCAAGACCTGCTCCGTTTGCCATATATGAGCCGCCTCCTCCCAAAAAACCCCCTTGTATTGCTGAATCTATGTTGTGAACTCCGTAGTCATCGTCATAAACCGTTTCATTTTCTAGGTATTGTCCTCCAGACTCTCCACAAATATAACCGTAGCCCATGAGACTTGACGGGCCTATAACATCACAGTCAGGTGGTGCACCTAAAGCGGCAGTATTTCCTGTTCCAGTAATTCCTACGGCTCCTCCACCGTAATCAGTCCCTGCACCACCAGTATTATTCACATCTCCGTTAGCCGCTGTACCACCTGCACCATAATTAGGCGAACTACTACTACCTGCACCACCACCGTTGGCTGTAAGCGTAGCACTTAGCCCTGTACCTGCTACGGTTGTGTTGCCACCAACTACACCATCTGCACCGTTTGTACCTCCTGTACCACCTGCGCCTACAACTACAGTAAATGAGCCAGAAGTCGTTACAGCTAAAGAGTTCTTTTTACAATATCCCCCACCGCCTCCTGAAAAAGCAGACCCAAAATTTTGACTACCTTGACCGCCGCCTCCTGCGCCTACAACGTGGATACAAATGTTTCCGTCAACAGGAGGAACCCAAGTTTGTGAGTATCCTAATACTATGTTTACTGGCAGTCCACCGCCACCGCCACCTATAAAATCTGAAAAATTACTCATGCTATTGCCCACCCTACTGTAGAGTTTGTATATATAAATTGAATTGAAAGATATGCTTTGTCTAATGTCATGTCGGTTCCGCTAGACATGATGTTGCTACTATTTCGTCCGATTACTGTGTCCTCAAAGTTTCCGACAGTGACCAGAACTCTTTGACCGATAGTCGGTGATGCGGGAAGCGTAATAGTTCTAGTTGCAGTATCTACAAAGACATGTGTGTTTACTGTAGCTGTCATAGATGCAGAAGTAACTACAGTTGTTATGCCTACTGCTACAGGCTCTGAAGCTATTTTAGCCGCTGTTACTGCGTCTGTTGCTATCTTGGCTGTAGTAACATTAGAGTCTACTATAGAAGCTGTTACAACCGCACTAGAAGCTAATTGGTCTGCTCCTACTGCGTCGTCAGCTATTTTAGCCTGTGTAACTGCATCGTCTACTATTTTAGCGGTAGTTACTGTACCGTTATCTGGCGTACCGATAGTAAGCGTAATGCCCTCAGAAGCCATTACTTCAATTGATACACCGTTTGCAGGAGCTGTGCTAAAAGTAAGCGTGTTTCCAGAAACTGAGTAATTTGCTTTACTTTGATATACACCGTCAAAGTATACGTTGGTGTTGTTTTCTGCTGTTTGTGTTGAAAGTGTAAATGCAGTAGTAGAGCCGTTACCTGTAAGTTGTGTGATTGCAAAGGACGTTGAAGCTGTTGATACTTCGCCTACTGTAGCCGCTGTAGCTTCAATGACTGCTCCGCTTGCCGGGGCCGCTGAGAATGTTATAACGTCATTAGCTATTGAGTAAGCAGACTTATTTTGATATACGCCATCAATGTACACAAGCGTATTAGCAATAAGCGGAGAAGAAGATAATGTGTATGCGGTTGTTGAGCCATTGCCTGTGAATGTGTTCACCAGTAGGTCGATTGCTCCACCACCAATCTCGCCCCACTCAGTTGTATAACCTTCAAACTTTCCTTCGGTGCTGTTGTATCGGAACTGACCAGCAGCATTAGTAGGTCGTTGAGCTGTTGTACCTACAGGGACTTTGATGCCGCCTGTGCCGCTAAAGCTTGCAGAATCTGTAGTGATTAAACCAGAAGACGGGTTATATGTCAAGCCCGAATCTGTTTCAATGCCTTGGTCTCCTGTTTGACCATCTACAAACGTAACGTAAACAGTTTCGTCTGTGCTGTTGTTGGCTGTTGCTACTACTTGACCGCTACCTACATTGCCCCAAGAATCAGTATATCCTTCAAATTCTCCGGTTGTGCTATTGTATCGGAGTTGTCCAGCAACTGCTGTAGGACGCTGTGCTGTAGTACCTGAAGGTATTTTTACAGCCCCTGTAGTACCAATAGTAGTTGTAACCGCTGTAGCATAGTTACCCATGTAAGAGTGTGAACTGCACTCGTAGTACAAGATATTAGGCGTATCAGCCGTTACAGCTATTGTAGTATGAGCGCCAGAGCTTCCAGCAGTTCCTGAAGTTGTTACGCCTGTTGTGTATGCTGTGGTCTTAGCCGCATCATAGTAAAAACGTAGCGGGTGTCCGCTGTTAGAGCTGTCAGCTTGGTCAAACTTGTAGTAGTAACCCGTAGAGCTTGTAATGCCGTCTACGCCTGAGAATTGAATTGCTGGAGACTCAACACCGTTTAAGAAGTATGCGCTGCTGGAACCGTCACCGTTGTATGGGTGCGCTGAAGTTTTTGAAGCTACTGTGACTGTAAATACTACAGGGCTTGAAGAGCTTCCGTAGATTCCACCCACAGTGTCAGCAGATAAAATACCTACATCTGTAATGTCTTTGCCTTGTGAATCTAAGTCACCGCCAAGTTGAGGTGTGGTATCTTCTACAACATTTGCAATAGCATTAGATGCTGCTAGACCTTGTACTACTGTACTACGTGCTACTTTCTTTAAGCCGCCACCTGAAGTGTCAATAGCTAAGAATACGTCATCGGCTGCGATTGAAGTTAGTTCCGTTAAACTACCGATTGTAGTTGGGCTAAAGTTAGTGCCGTCTGCAATTAACAATGCATCTGCGGTATTAGTTCCCATTGTAATATCATCGCCCGAAACAGTCAAGTCTACAAACGTAGGACTGTCGGTAGTTGCCAAGCCCTGATTAATAGCCTTGACGCTTGCAAGAGCTGTTAGCTCGCTGTCCATTAGTGCGCCTGCGGCTGTCACGTTTGCTGTGTCTGTTACATCTGCACTAGCTTCAATACCATCTAACTTAGTTCCATCTGTTGCAACATCTCGACCATCAACTGTTCCGCCTACAGCTATATTGCCAGCTACAGTTACGTTTGTTTCAAGCATTGAGCTTACAATAGCGTTATTGCCAATTACAAAGTCTAAGGTGTTATCATTATCATCGTATGTAACTGTAATGCCTGTTTCAGTGTTGCTTGTTACCATTGCACCTACAGTATCTGCAATAGTTTCTGAAAGCGTAATACCCGCAATAGTAATCGCGTCAGCTTCTAATGTGCCATTGATGTATGCGTCTTTAAACTGTAGTGAGCTTGTACCTAAATCAATGTCGTTATCAGTTACTGGTACAATTGCGCCGTCTTGTATGCGTATCTGTTCTACTGCCGCACCACCAACCTGTACATAAAAACCCCAACGGTTGTTAGTGGTATCTACTGCAATCTTGTTGAAAAAGTCTTGGTCTCCGATAATGCCTATATTACCGCCTTGACCTGCGCTTCCATCGTGTTGGTGTCCGGTAGTACCAGTTGCAGTATATGCAAAAGCATTTAGTAGCTGGTTAAATTCATTGTTAAACAATCCGGCGGTTATTACGTCACCATCATCAAAAGTGCTTTGTCTTGTATAATTCGTTCCTGCCATTTCTTATCTCCTGCCTGATGGCACGTAGTTTACGTATAAACCGTTTATTGAGTATGGGGGGCTTTGGTCTTCTGTTCTAATCTGGAAGCTTACTGTGTGGCCGCTTCCTACTATTACTTCTCGTGCCATTGGGTCGTTAGTACCCTCAAAAATAGCATTTCCAAATATAGCACTTCCAAATACAGGAGGCACTGGAATTCCTGTTAGTGTAATATCTTCGGGCTGTGCGACATCTGAGTCTGTAAAATCAAACTGAGTTCTAAGTATTGGAGCTAATTCGCCTTCGGGAGAAACTGAAAGCTTAATATACTTCATTGTCTTTCTTGTTCCCGCATCACCAAAGTCTAAGAATGGAGTTGTATACTTAGCATCAATATTAAAATTAGAACCGTTCGCAGAAAAAGCTCCACCTACATCGTGGTTGTAGATGTAGCCTGAGTTGTCTCCGTGATATATTTTTTCAATACCAGACGAGTTAAAATCTGAAACTATAGACGCTGCTTGAATTCCTTTGGTTTCAGACCACTCAAAACCGTTACGAGTTAGCGTACCTATAATTCCTCGTGACTCTGTAGACTGTTCAGCAGCCGTAGAATAATACAGTCGATACTGTGAGCGTCTACGCAATACGCAACTGCTGATGTTATAATCATCAATATCTCTAGATATTAAAGATGTTATAGCTTGTATTTGTCTGCTTACAGAACCTAACTCAACGTCACCAATACGCGCTGTACCTGCGACTGTACGAACACCATCAGGCGAAAGGAACACTAAGTCACCGCCAATCTCTTGAATACTGTAATGGCTTAAACAGCCTACATTTTTAGCAATCGGGACGACAGCAATGTTTTGAGAGTCGTTAATGTTAATAAGCTTGTATATACTGTTTTTACAGAATATAAACAAATCTGTTCGGAAGCTTTTAAGACCTACTACTTGGTCATCAATTGAAACACTTCCTGCTCCAGCGCCTGTAAAGTTATCAGGCTCAAGAGTGTGACTATAATAAATAGTGTTCTTTTCTGTTGGAGCGCCTGCGACTACAAAGTGTTTGTCGTGAATAACGCCTACAGACGGAGAGACTGTTCCGCTTACTGTGACTTCTTCTACAAAGAAAGTTCTAGTAGTTAAAGCTCCTGTGCCAGTCATCTTGAATAACAGGGGTTTGTTTTCGCCGTCACATATTAAGAGTTGTCCGTATGCTTCGTTACCTTCAAATATAGTGATGGAGCATTTCTTTTGATTTGTTCTTGTAAGTACAGAACGGCCTGTAAAAGTAGTATAGTTGTCACCGCTACCTTGGACTCCCGTTTTGTTTATCTGAAGCCATGTAGCTCCGTCAGTTGTAAAGAAAATGTCAGTACCTGAACATGCAACAAGTCCGTCTGCATATACAGCTAAACCTAAAAGCTTTTCACCGCCGTTGGGTCGGGCTGTACCTAAAGACGTATAACCGTTTATTCGTCTGTATCCGCCGTCAGGGTCTACTTCAAAGTTTAAAAGCTCTGTAGCAAATCCCGGCTGTCCAAGCATTTCAAGCTGGTTAAGGTTAGTGTTTAACCCGCCTCTACATGAAATACCAAAAGGTTGTGAAGCTGCCATATTATACGAATCTCACTCGGTCATCTGTGATGTATGTTGGTACAGGTTCTATTAAGTTTGATTTCATGCTTCGTAACCCTTTTTTGTAGTCGTCTAATGCAAAAGCTGCTGACTGAGGGTTGTCTTTAAACTGCCACATGTAATATCTGGCTTTAGCGATTAGCACAGGAGAGTACATGTCTGGAAATAATAATGTGTCTGAGTGTGCGCTAAGTCTTGTTGGAAGGTTCCAAGCAAAGAACCAAACGCGATATGTCTTGTCCGGTATTGGACTCAATCCGAACTTACGTGCGTCTGGACTGCGGATAACGCGAGAAGGCTCACCAAATGCTTGCGAATCTGCATCATCTAAATTTTCTGGGACTCTGTAAAAAGTTTTCCACTCTTCGGTGGTAGTGAACTTCAAGTTTCCCGCTGTGTGTGGGGCTGTTTCCCCTGATACTCCTACTGTAGTGAAGTAGAAGTTATCCCAATCTATTGACCCGTAGTCTGTTGTTATGTCAGAGCTTGAGGCTTTCAGCTCATACCATCTTGTACCTGCTGTAGTTTCTACGTATACGTTTCCGTACATAGGGTCTGTTTGACCGCTTTCAGCAACTGATAAAAAAGGCCATTGCGGTTCAGCATTTATAATATCAAAATAAGCTCTATTAATATTGTCTTTAGCATGCTGCTGTACACTTTTAGCTTGCGCGAAGTTACTAGCTGTAAGCGTGACTTCATTCAACTCACGTAAAAGTTCATTTGTTAAATCTAAGTAAGTTGTAGACATATAATATTTAGCCTTTTAATTTATTAAAGATTGGGGGCCTTTTACAACCCCCGCACTTATTTAGATACAGCTTATACGTTGTAGAACGCACCAACGAGTGCTTCGTCACGAAGGACTTTAACACCGAATACGTGCAAACCACGACAGATGTCACCGAAGCTATCTGGGTCACGGATGACCTCAGTGCTAGTGATAGTCTGTGCAGTACAGATAGCTGACATGTGACCAGCAAGAATCTTGCCATCAGCGTTGGTTGGAGTAGCTACGTTGTTAGACTTGTACATGCTGAAGCCACGGAGCAAACCAGAAGTAACTAGACCGTTACGAATGGAGCCTTGACCAGCATTGAAGTCAACAGACAGAAGCTTAGAACCAGACTGAGACAGTTCTTCGTAGAAGCTAGGAGGTGCAACTACCCAACGACCTTCTTCTGGTACGTTCTGCTCGTCAAGAAGACGGGCAAACTTAGCCAGCAGGTCAAGCGGGTCGGTTACGTCCAAGCCAACTGCACCTGAACCATCGTATACGCCAGCGCCAAGGTGAGTAGCGCTATCAGTACCGAGAGTGTGGTCAGGGCCAGAAGCAGACAGACCAGAGAAACCAGCAGCGATTACAGCAGTATCAAATGCGTCACGCAGAGCGTAAGCAGCAGATGAAGCAGCAACTTCTTTAAAGTTTACGTGAGACATAGAAGTTTCGATGTCGTCTACGATGAACTTGAAAGCGTTGGCTGAATCAACAACCAGATTAATTTCTTGGTCGGTTAGCTTAGTAGCAGTAGTATCGCTACCACGAGTGTAAGCGCTAACG